CTATTAGATGAAACACGTAAAAAAGTAGTTTCTTATTTGCATAAGGCGCTTAAGCCTATAACGCAGTTAAGAATGATGGAAGACTCTTTAGTAATTTACAGATTAGCTAGAGCACCTGAAAGAAGAATGTTTTATATTGATGTAGGTAATTTGCCTAGAGGTAAAGCTGAACAATATATGAAAGATATTATGGCTAAGTACCGTAACAAATTAGTTTATGATGCCAAAACAGGTGAAATACGTGATGATCGTAAACACATGTCAATGCTCGAAGATTTTTGGTTACCAAGGAGAGAAGGCGGAAGAGGTACTGAAATATCGACTTTGCCTGGTGGAGAAAACTTAGGACAAATTGAAGATATTATATATTTTCAAAAGAGGTTATATAGATCACTTAATGTTCCAATGAATAGACTAGAACAAGAGCAGCAGTTCTCATTAGGTAGAGCTACTGAAATAAGTAGAGACGAACTTAAGTTTCAGAAATTTATTGATAGATTAAGAAATAGATTTGCGAACATGTTCTATGATATTTTAAAGAAACAATTAATATTAAAGAATATTATTACTGAAGATGATTGGAATACTTGGAAAAACAAATTAACTATTACGTATTCAAGAGATAATCATTTCACTGAATTAAAAGAAGCAGAATTATTAAGAGAAAAAATACAAAGTTTAGATCAAGTAACGCAATATGTTGGAGAATACTTCTCTAAGGCATGGGTACAGAAGAATATTCTTTTAATGGATGATGATACTATTGCGAATATGGATAAAGAAATTGCTGCTATGCAAGCGCAAGAACCAGACGGAGACCAAGGAGAAGTATAATGGATAATGTCGAAAACGTGGAAAATACAGATCAAGAAGAAAAAGGATTTGGAAGCAATCATATACAAGATTTGATAAAAGCTTCTTTAGATAAAGATTATAATAATGCAAATAAAGTATTTGGTGAAATTATGACTATCAAAATGTCTGATTTATTAGATCAAGAAAAAGTTAAAATGGCTGATGCCGTATATAACGATGCTGATACAGAAGAAGATGATGAAGAAGACGAAGAAGATCTTGAAGATGATGAAGAAGACGAAGAAGAGCTTGAAGATGAAGCTGCAGTGTAAAACATAAAAAGTATAAATATAATTAACATGAACACATTTTCACAATTAAGAGAACTAACTGGAAGAAAAGCTATTGGGAAAGTTGTCTTTGACAAAAGAATTAATAGAGTTCCTGTTAGAATTAATAACGAAAAAAACAAGTTTGTTGTTTATATTGATGGTGACAGACTAGATTCTTACAACTCACAGCGTGAAGCCGAAAAGGCTGCAATAGAATTTATGAAACAATATAAAGGAACGAAGTAATGGAAATAATACCTTTAGCCCCTAAAGTAAATAACATCAATGGCGCTGGAAATAAATCAGATGTTGGAAATGCACAAGTACTTTATATAGTTGCTCTAGCTGATGATGTCATAACTAATGTAACAACTGGTGGTGTTTTTCAAATGCATGAAAATCAAGCTATAGTAATACATAAAAATAAATTTGATCTAATACACACCGGTGTAACAACAACGCATGTAACTAAAATAGCATACCCAAGAGGTTAATATGAAATTAATATCAGAATTCGCAGAAAATGAGCTAGAATTTTTAATTACTGAGGATAAAAAAACTGGTAAAAAAAATTATGCCATTGAAGGTGTGTTTGCACAGGCAGAAACAAAGAATCGTAACGGACGTATATATCCAATGCCAGTGATGGAAAAAGCACTTGGCAAATATAATAACGATCAGGTTAGTAAAGGAAGAGCAGTTGGAGAGTTAAATCATCCGGAAGGACCAACTGTTAACTTAGATAAAGTTTCCCACAAGATCACTGAATTAAAATTTCAGGGTAATGATATTGTGGGCAAAGCATCGATACTGAACACCCCTATGGGAGAAGTTGTTAAAGGCTTACTCGATGGCGAAGTTCAATTTGGTGTATCGACTCGTGGTATGGGAAGTTTGAGCCAGCGTAATGGCGTCGCAGTCGTCAATGACGATTATATTCTAAACGCGGTAGACATCGTGCAAGATCCATCCGCCCCTAGCGCATTTGTTAATGGGATTATGGAAGGGGTAGAATGGGTTTGGAATAACGGCATTATAGAAGCACAAACAATTGAAAGAATGGAGACTGAAATTAAGAAAGCTCCACGCGCTGATCTCTATGAGACACAAGTACGTGAGTTTAAGAATTTCCTCTCGTTACTCAAAAATAATAAATAGGAGTCTAAAATGACTGATAAAGAAATTATCGAAAATCAGGAAGAAGAACTCCATGACGAAGTAACTGACGAAGTTGTGGAAGCTCACGATCCTAAGAATGCTGAAGCTCAGTCAATAGTTTCTATCGACAAGGCAGGTGAAGCCACTGGAAGCGCTCCAAAGCGTAAAGGTGATAACACTAAGCAAGATCCAATGCCTAAAACTAAAGCAGGAATTATTTCTGCAATGGTTGGTAAAATGCAAGGAATGGACAAAGCAGGTTTATCTGCAATGTTTAAAGGTGAAAGTTACGTAAGTGACGAAGACCAACTTGCTGAGGATCAAGATCAAAATCAAGTTCATATTGAAGTTGATTTCAAAGACGATCTTAAAGCACTTGTTAATGAAGAAGCTACGCTGTCTGAAGAGTTTAAGCAGAAAGCAGAGACTATCTTTGAAGCTGCAATCAATTCAAAAATAAATGTTGAGATTGATAGACTAGAAGAGAAGTACAACGAAGAACTTTCAGAAGAAATTGAAAGTACTAAAAAGGAACTTGTGGAAAAAGTAGACAGCTACCTAAACTACGTAGTTGAAGGCTGGATGGAAGACAACAAGTTAGCAATCCAAAATGGTTTAAGAACTGAAATTGCTGAAGATTTTATGAATAAGTTAAAAGACCTATTCACTGAGTCTCACATTCATGTACCAGAGGAATCTGTTAATGTAGTTGACGAACTTGCTGAGACTGTTGAAGAACTTGAGGCAACCCTCAATGACGCAACTGAAAAGTCTATTCACATGGCTGAAGAGTTAGAGTTATATAAAAGGGAGTCTATCATTAGAGAGGCAACCAAAGGTTTAGCTGAAACTCAAATTGAAAAGCTAAAAAGTTTAGCAGAAAACGTTGATTTTGATAACGAAGAAACTTTCGCAATGAAAGTAGCTCAATTAAAAGAATCATATTTTGCTAAGGCAACTATCACTCAAGACGAGATTACTGAAGACGAAGATGGTCCAATTACGGAATCATCAAGTTCAATGGATCAATATCTTAAAGCAATAAAGAAAACTGCAAATAAATAGGGAGTCTTAAATGACACAATCATACGATAGATTGATTGAGAAATGGGCACCAGTACTGAACGAAGAGTCAGCTGGTACTATTACCGATCACCATAAAAAAGCTGTGACTGCCGCAGTACTTGAAAATCAGGAAATCGCTCTTAGAGAAGAAGGAATGATCAACGAAGCAGCCCCAGGAAACGCAACTGGTTCAGTAGCAAACTGGAATCCAGTATTAATCGCACTTGTACGACGTGCTATGCCTAACTTAATGGCATATGACATCTGCGGTGTACAACCAATGTCAGGCCCAACTGGTCTTATCTTCGCAATGAAGTCAAGATACGGTGGTGGTTCAACATCAAATACTGAAGCATTATTTAACGAAGCCGATACTAAGTTTTCTGGTGATAGTGGTAGTACTCATGATTCAGATAACGTATCTGGTCTTGGTTTAGGAATCAAAGATGATTCCACTGCTGGTCAAACAGTTATTACAACTGACTCTACAATTGACGATCAAAGAGTCACTGCATTAGCTGGTAGAGGTATGACAACTGCCCAAGCTGAAGCACACGGCGCAAGCGGTGAAACTGCTTTCAGAGAGATGGGATTCACTATTGAAAAAGCAACTGTGACTGCTAAGTCAAGAGCATTAAAAGCTGAATACAGCTTAGAATTAGCTCAAGACCTTAAAGCTATTCATGGTCTAGACGCTGAGACAGAATTGGCAAATATCTTGTCAACTGAAATCTTAGCTGAAATCAATAGAGAAGTTATCAGAACTATTAACTCTCAAGCTAAAACTGGTGCACTACAATCTAACACTGCTATTAACGGTATTTTTAACGTTCAGACAGATGCAGATGGTAGATGGTCAGTAGAGAAGTTCAAAGGCCTAGTATTACAAATCGAAAGAGAATGTAATACAATTGCAAAAGAGACACGTAGAGGTAAAGGAAACTTTATTATATGTTCTTCTGATGTAGCATCTGCTCTTAGCGCAGCTGGTATGTTAGACTATACACCTGCAATGTCAATGAACTTAAGTGTTGATGACACAGGTAATACTTTTGCTGGTATCATGAACGGTAGAACAAGAGTATACGTAGATCCATATGCAACAGAAAACTATGTTACAACTGGATATAAGGGTACTAACCCATACGATGCTGGTCTATTCTATTGCCCATACGTTCCATTAACAATGGTACGTGCAGTTGGTGAAGATACATTCCAACCAAAAATTGGTTTTAAAACCAGATATGGAATGGCATCAAACCCATACGTAGGTGCAACACCTGCTGATGGCCTAGCCGCTGTAAAGACTAACCAATATTACAGAGTATTTAGAGTTGACAATATTCTAGGTGCTTAGTCTTAGCATTTAATTAATATTAAAAGAGGGATGAAAGTCCCTCTTTTTTTTGTATAAATATAGGTATGAGCTTAACAAACAACTTCAACTATCTACAACCAACTGGATTTAAGTTAGTAATAGATAGAAAAAATTATCCGAACTTAGAGTTCTTTTGCCAGGACTTCACTCACGCTGGTGTGATTATGAACACAGCTGACCTTGGCTATAAGAAGATATCTGCAATTCCGTTTATAGGTGATAAACTTACTTATAACGAAATGCTAGCAAACATAATAATCGATGAAGATATGAAATCTTATACAGAGATGCATAACTGGATGAGAAGAAATCTTGATACAGATAATGTATCAGCACTTGATAGATTTAAATCTGCTACGCAAAAACCATCGTCAGTATCTGATATTACGTTATCAATATTAAATAGTTCTAATAACGCAATTGCACAAATTGTATATAGAGATAGTATACCAACAGCTTTAACTGATATTCAGTTTCAAGCAACTAGTGGTGCTGAATCTTTCTTAACGTTTGGTGCTTCATTTAGATTTACTTATTTTGATATTAAAATTATCAATTCAACAACTGGCGCAATTACAGATTCATTTGACGTAACTGGTTCCGTAACTGGTTAATATATATTATTATTGGAGAGATTATGATCGACTTGAAAAAAGTCCACGAAATGTGGCAGAACGATAGCATTATTAATAATGCAAAATTAGACGAAACTTCCAAAAATACACCTCAGTTACATGCAAAATATCTGCAAATATGGTCAACCGCAAAATTAGAATTAAGGCGTGCTGAGTTTGAACAGAAGAAACTATTGAAAGAAAAGTGGTTATATTATAATGGAAAAATGGATCAAGAGACTATGAAAGAAAAAGGTTGGCAACCAGATCCATTTGATGGTTTAAAAGTATTAAAAGGAGAAATGGATTATTATTATGACAGTGATCCAGAAATTCAAAAATCAGAAGAAAGGATACAGTATTGGAAAACTGTAGTTGAATGTTTATCTGAAATTATAAGTAACTTAAACTGGAGACATCAAACAATTTCTAATATAATTAAATGGAAACAATTCGAATCAGGAAATTAAATCATTCCACTATATATGTAGAATGCGATAGAGGAGTAGGAGCAGAACTGCGAGAGTTTTTTTCCTTCTTTGTGCCAGGATATAAATTTATGCCAGCATTTCGTAATAGATTATGGGATGGAAAAATAAGACTTTTTAACCAAATTACTGGTCATATATCAGCAGGTTTATTTCCACAAATAGTTTCATTTGCTGAAAGCCGAGAATACGAAGTTAAAGTTATGGAATCTGATTATGGTGATCCTAGCGTAGGAAACAAAATTAATCCAGAATTTATGATGAAGTTTATTGATGCTTTAAAACTACCATTTAAAATAAGAGACTATCAGTTTGACGCAGTATGTACAGGAATAGGAAGAAAAAATGCTATATTATTATCTCCTACTGGTTCTGGTAAATCGTTAATCATCTATGTTCTTATGCGTTATATGTTAACATCTTTTGAAAATGATATATTAATTATAGTTCCAACTACTTCGTTAGTTGAACAAATGTATAATGATTTTAAAACTTATGGATATGATGTTGATACGTATTGCCATAGAATATATTCAGGCAAAGATAAGAACACACCTAAGAGAGTTATAATAAGTACATGGCAATCTATATACAAATTTCTTCCAGAATGGTTTAGCAGATTTGGTACAGTGTTTGGTGATGAGTGCCATGGATTTAAATCAAAATCGTTAACATCTATAATGAACAAATGTACAGAGGCTGAATATAGATTTGGCACAACCGGAACATTAGATGGTGCATTAACTCATGAACTAGTGTTGCAAGGATTATTTGGTAAAGTATATAGAGTTACAAGTACAAGAGAATTACAAGATAACGATACTTTAGCTAAGCTTACGATACGAAGAATAATATTAGATCATGGCGAAAACATTAAAAAAGATTTTGGAAAGAAAACATATCAAGAAGAAATAGAATTTATTGTTACAAATACTAAACGTAATACATTCATAAAGAATTTAACACTTGATTTAAAAGGTAATACATTAGTATTGTACAACTATGTAGAAAAACATGGTAAGCCGTTATATCAATTAATTAAAGATGAAGTTGAAGAAAGCCGCAAGACTTTTTTTGTATCTGGTGAAACTGCTGCAACTGATAGAGAAGCCATAAGAGCAATTATAGAAAAACAAAAGAATTCTATAACTGTTGCATCACTTGGAACGTTTAGTACAGGTATAAATATTAGGAATCTACATAATATTGTCTTTGCATCACCATCTAAGTCACAGATAAGAGTTTTACAGAGTATTGGTAGAGGTTTAAGAAAAACAGATGATAATAAAGATGCAACGCTTTATGATATTATTGATGATATAACTTGGAAAAGTAAAAAGAACTTTGGTATATTACATGCAGATGAAAGATTAAGAATTTACGGTAGAGAAAAATTTAACCATAAAACTTATAGAGTGAATTTATGAAAATAAAACAATTTAAACTAACTAATAATGATGAAATAATATGTGAAGTCTTGGAATGGGACACTGGCGAAGATGCTGGAGATGTGTTAGTTAAAAAAGCCTTAAGAGTTGTTGGCGTAGAAGACTATCAAAAAGGATGGAGGTTCTTTTGTTTTAGACCATGGATGTGCTTTCAAGATGATCCGGAGTCTTTACAAACTTTAAATTCTGCACACATAATTGTAACAACTAATCCTTCTCCAGATATATTAAAACATTATAAAACATGCATTACAAGAATTGAAGAAGACTTAAAATTAAATAGAAATACTAAAAGAAAAGCATATGCTAATTTAGATGAAATACAAGAAGAACTAAGAGATCTAACAGATGATGAAATGGATGATTTCTTATCTAATAAATATGGTGCTACTGAAGAAGTTCCGTATTCTTTAGACTCAGACGATGGCAAGATAATCAAGTTGTTTAAAAAGAAACCAAGCTTGCATTAAATAAGTATATCCCCTTCTCCCCGTATACTCTTTTATTATACCATATATTCACACAAATGTACACTATTATATTTTTAATTAAGAGAGAAATTAAACAGTGTACTTTTACGTAAAATCAGTGTATAATAATACTATAAAATAAAGGTTATGATAATGGCACGCAAAAAAAGTATACACTATGTTAACAATTCTGACTTCTCTAGCGCAGTAGTCGAATATGTTGAAAGAGTTGTAATCGCACGAGATAATGAAACTAAAATTCCTACAGTCCCAGACTATGTTGCTCAATGCTTCTTAAAAATAGCTGAAGGTTTATCGCATAAAGGAAACTTTATAAGATATACTTATAGAGAAGAAATGGTTATGGATGCTGTTGAAAATTGTTTAAAGGCGATTAGCAACTATAATTTAGAAGCAGCAACCAGAACTGGTAAACCAAATGCATTTGCATATTTTACTCAGATAACATGGTATGCTTTCTTAAGAAGAATATCAAAAGAAAAAAAACAACAAGAAATTAAACTTAATTATTTAGCTAAATCTGGTATTGAAAATTTTATTGACATGGGTACTGAAGCTGTAGCTTCTAATCAAGCATCACGGTTTGTTGATACACTTAAAGATAGAATTGCAAGAGTACGTAATACAGATAATCAAGTAAAAGAAATAGTTAAGAAAGAAAAAAAGAAACGCAAAGTAAAATTAGCGGATTCAGATTTAAGCGTGTTTATGCAATGAAGGTAGGTATTACAGCATCTACATTTGATTTATTACACGCTGGTCATATTGAAATGTTAAGAGAAGCAAAGGATCATTGTGAATATTTAATATGCGCTTTACAGATTGATCCTTCTATTGATAGAATAGAAAAAAATAAACCTGTTCAAACAATAGTTGAAAGATACACACAGCTATCTGCAGTTAGATTTGTAGATGAAGTTATTCCATACATGTACGAAAATGATCTTATAGATATACTTTCTATGAGAAATATAGACGTACGCATACTAGGTGAAGAATATAGAGAAAAAGACTTTACAGGAAGAGATATTTGTAAAGCACGTGATATAGAATTGTACTTTAATAAAAGAGAACATAGA